ATTCGCGGTCTGTCATTGCCCCTCCCCCGCCATCTCCAACTGCGCTCGCAGCCGGTGGATCCGCGTCTCATGGTAGAACACCATCGCGTTGGCGTAGTCGCGCCCGGTCTGCGCTTCCAGCAGGCCACGCCTGGCCTGGTCCAACTCGCGAGCGATCAACTCCTCGGGGCTCGGGGTGCGGAAGGGGTTGGGGATGCGGATCATTGGTGGACTCCTGAAATGGCGGCAATGCGGCGCGCGTAATGCCAGATGCTGGACGCTTGCTCGATGGCACGTTGCAGGGCTACCGAGTCAGGCTCGGGCGGCGGTGGCGGCGGTGCGATGCGCCAGCGTGCCCAGCGGTTGCTGCTGGACGGCACGATCAGGCCGGCCTGGTGGAGCTGGTGTAGGTAGGTTTTGGCCGTGGCGGCTTCGCATCCGAGGCGGTACGCGACATCGGCCATGGCAACCGGCTGGCGCTCGCGGACGATGGCCAGGGTTTCGGCTTGGCGCGGGGTCATGCGGCTTCCCTCGCGTTCAAGTCCTCGGTCACGCGCTCCGCGCTGCTGCGCGTCAGGCAATCGGCCACCACTGCGGCCGACCCGTCCAGGCCAGCCAAGCGGCGCACGACAAGCCAGCGGTCGCCGGCGGGGACCACGCTGAAAAGGCGCTCGGGCGCCTGCTGCTCAGATTGGCTCATCTGCGGCCTCCAGCGTATCAACAGGCGCCTGCGCTGCGCGGATCTGACCGGCACGAACCTGGGCCGCGTCCATGGCCTCGGTGCGGGCGTCACGGTCCAGCGTGCGGATTGCGGGCCGCAGATCGTTCAGCGCGTCAATGGTCTGCGCGGCGTCGATCTGGCGCATGATGCTGCCGAAGTCTGCGACCTCGACCACCGGCCCCATGTCGCGTGCCGGCGCGGGCGACGCGGAGCCCATGTCTTCGGCCTCCTCGGGCGTGTAGGTGCCGACCACCACGCCTGGAAACACTGTGCGGATGCCTTCCGAAATGCAGCGGGCGCGGAGCATCTGGCGCGGGTAGGACTTCCATGTCGGGTTCTTGGTCAGGCCGGCAGCCGTGGCCATGTCCAGCGTCCATTCGACCTCCACGCTGCCGCCTTGCGGGTGGCTGAACGTGCCAACCACGCGCCGGTCGGTGTATTCGCCCCAGCGCACGCTGCCGCCTGCCGAATGGAAGCGGGCCAGCATGGCGTCGGCCTTGAGCGTGGGCCTGCCGTTGATGACATGGTAGTCACGAGCTGCGATGGCCGGGTGCAGACCTTCAGCCTGCGCGATGAGCATCAGGGCCAAAGCCTGGTCAGCCGTTTTGGTGCCGAATAGGCCAGACTTGGCGACGGCCACGGCCATGCGCTCGACTTGATCGACGGGAACGAGTGCAGTTGTCATGCAGAACTCCTGTGATTACTGTGGTTAGAAGGACACCTTGGCGCGCAGCTTGGCCACGATCTCGTCTGCCTCTGCGCTGAATCCGATGATCTCGCGCTCCAGGCGCGCCTGGAACTCGGGGTTACCCTTGACTCGCTCAACGTAGAGCTGCAGGTCGGCGGGCATGCGCGGGTCGAACGACACGAAATCGCACCACTCGCGGCCCGTCAGCCACATCTGGCCTTGAATCTGCGCCTGGTGATCCTCGGGCATGCCGTTCAGCCACGTTTCGAGGTGGACTTGAGAACTCCACGGGCACTTGATCTCAATCAGGCCGAACGCGCCATCCGGGTCCGTCTCGTCCGTCACCAGGCCGTCAGGGCTCGCGCCGATGGGCAGCTTCGGGTGCGCCACGAAGCCCGTCTCGGTGATCCTGGCCGAGGTGGTGAACTGGTACGCCACGCGGGCGGCGTCTTCGTTCTCGCGGCCCCAGCGCAGCGGTGCGGCGTCGGGCATCTGCACGGGCTGGCCCGTCAGGCGCTCGGTCACGATCTGCCAGAGGTAGCGCGTGCGCTCGGCGCTCGGGTTGCCAAGCTCGCCGGCCTTGGCCTGCGCGGCGGTGGGTTTGTTGCGGGCCAGGACGTCCTTGAAGCGGCTGGCAGTGACCTTGCCGGCGCGGGCAGCGTGCCATTCGTCGGTGCGCTGGGTGTCGGTTAGGGTGGTCATGCGGGTTCTCCGGTGGCTTTTGCGATGGCGGCGCTGGCTTGTTTCACGGCGATAAAGTCTTCTTCGGGCCGATAGCCCTGCATCGGGTCCAATTCTGCCGTGTGCGAAAGCATGGCCTTCAACGCCTCCAGCAGTTCCGGCGCCGCCGCGATCAGGCGGGCGTTGGCGCGGCATTCCTCCTCAAAAATTGCGCCGCTGGCGCCTCCCAGGTGCTCTTGGCTCTGGCCTCCTGCGATGTTGATGGCATAGTCTGTGTCAATGCAGAAACACACGTTGACGCCTGGCAACCCGGTGGGCTCTAACGTGAGGCGCCACGGCCCCGGTGTGTGCTTCGCGCTCATGCCGCCACCTCCGAGTCTCCCGCGATCTTCAGCCCCTCGGCGCTGTCCGAGAACAGGCGCAGCGTCATGGTGACGCCCTTGCTGTCCGTGATCTTCAGCTTGCGGACGAAAAACACGCGCCCGGAGGAAGGAATGACCTGAGCTTCTGTCGGCTCCGGCGTTACGCTGCGCACGTTGTGCATTTGGATTTCCATGATGTCGGTCCTTTCAAAACCAGTGGTGGGGATCGTCGGTGTACGGGTCGTCTTCGGTGTCTTCGACCATGAGTTCTAGGGCGCGGTCGGCAATCCACCGCTTGTTGTCGCGCAGGATGCGGTCTTTCATCTCCATGCGGGCGTGCAGGCACTGCGCGTCGTTGCCGGTCAGGATCAGCGTCCAGAGCTGGTCCACGGTGGCCTCGCTCATGTCCAGGTGCTCGAAACCGCGCACATCGGTGGTGCTGCACTCGGGTTGCGTGATATGCGCGTTGAGCCAGTCGCTGGTGGTCCAGGCGTCGGCCAGCAGTTCGTCGGCCGCATCGGCGCGGTGGCTGTCGCTGGGCTCTCGGTCGCCATCCCAGCGCGGGTCGCGCGGGTCGGTGCACGGCCCCCAGGTGGCGCTGTCGCCGGGGCCGTAGGTGGTGTATTGCATGGTCTGTGGGCTCCTGTGGTTTAGATGAAGGCCGCGATCAGGCAGCCGAGGGTGATGCCGAAGGCGGCGGCGAAGGTGTAGTCGATGGGGCGGAGGGGTTGCATGGTGGCTTCAGATGGCCGCTGCGGCGGCTTCGATCATGGAGCGCATGGCGGCCGACTTGTAGTTCGTCAGTGCGGCTTGCAGGTTGTTGAAACGCTTGCCCATGCCGCGCCACACTTTGTGCGATGCGTTCTGGTTGCACACTTGCACGTACCAAGGAGCGATCCAGATGTGCGCCGACTGATTGCCGCAGGTCAGTTCAATCAGGTGGCTGTCGTTGATCTTGTCGTGGCGGGTGATGAGGACTTGCATGTTGCGTCTCCGGTTGCGTGTTGCGATGGAATGAATTCTGCGCTCACTGGACACCGATGTCCAATGCTTTCAACAATCCCGACAAAACCGAATGGACATAAATGTCTGTTCAGCGATAGACATCCATGCCACAATCCGCCACATGATTACCCGTGAACAACTCTCAGAGCTGCTGCGGCAGGTTGACGCGAAAGCGCTGGCCGCCGAGGCAGGCGTCAACATCAAAACGATCTACCGGCTGCGGCACGGCGAGAACTCGCCTCGGCTCGAGCTGGTCGAGCGCCTGGTGGCCGCTTGTCGCAAGCTGAAGGGGCGCAAAGCATGAGCGCCCTGGACACCACACACATGCGCCTGGTGGAACTCACAGAGCGGCGCGGCCAGAAGATCACGGCGCGAGACATCGCCACGGCGCACATGGCAATTGCTGCGCTGGATCATCTGCGAGAGCTGTCCGAGCGCAACATGCAGGCGTATGGCCACCAGCTAAGCACCAGCGTAGACCGCGGCATCCAGTTGGACACCGTGCGCGAAATGCTCGGGCAGATTCGGGAGATTCTGGAGTGAAACAAGGCGACCGCGTGCGCCTGTCAGATGGCCAAGACGCCATGGTGCTGGAGGTCAACGTGGCAACCCTGCGCGTGGCCCGCATTCGCCCCGATTGGCCGTTTCCCGGCCTGCCTGAGTCGGTGCTGCGCGGCACGGTCAAGCGTCTGCCGTCGCGGTATCTGCGGGAGACGCCTGCAGATGTGGAGCCGGCCCGGTGGTAACCGGGCCTCGATGATTTTTTAACCTGCGGCGTGGCCGCAACGAAAGGAGAGAGAGTGCAAAACTACGAGGACTTCGTGGCCGGCAAGCGCCGCGCCGAGGTGGGCACTGGCCACCAGCCGGGAGAACTGAACCCGCATCTGTTCGACTTTCAGCACGCCATCGTTTCGTGGGCCGTCAGGCGTGGGCGGGCGGCGATCTTTGCGGATACGGGGCTGGGCAAGACCCTGATGCAACTGTCATGGGCTGACGAGGTGGCATCGCACACGAATGGCGCGGTGCTGATCCTGGCGCCGCTGGCCGTGTCAGAGCAGACCATCGAGCAGGGCTCTACGTTCGGCATCACGGTGCGGCGGGTTCCTCACGGTGGCTCACCTGATGCGCCTGGCGTCTGGATCACGAACTACGAGCGCATGGATGCCATCGACTTCGGCGGCTTGCACGGGCTTGTGCTGGACGAATCAAGCATTCTCAAGGCGCACGATGGCAAGACTCGCACGCGCATCATTGAGTCTGCGCAGGGCGTCCCGTACCGCCTGAGCTGCACGGCAACTCCGAGCCCTAACGACTTCGAGGAGTTGGGCAACCAGTGCGAATTCCTCGGCGTGATGACGCGCACCGAGATGCTGGCCACATACTTCGTCAACGACACCGGAGACACCGGCACATGGCGCCTGAAGGGATGGGGTGCCTCGAAGTTCTGGGAATGGATGGGCACATGGGCCGTGGTGCTGCGCAACCCTTCGGATCTCGGGTTCGACGGTTCGCGCTACGTGCTTCCTGCCCCGCAATACCTCGAGCATGTGGTCGAGACAGACCCGCTGGGCAACGACCTATTCAGCCGGCCTGCGCAGACCCTGACAGAGCGCCGTCAAGCGCAGCGCGGCAGCATTGAGCAGCGGTGCCGGGCGCTGGCCGATGTGGTCAATTCGGAATCGTCTGAGCCGTGGCTGATCTGGTGCCATTTGAACGACGAGGCCGAGCTGCTGCAGAGCCTGATTCCTGGCAGCATCAACGTGCAAGGGTCAGACAGTGCCGAATACAAGGCCGAGCAGATGATGGCCTTCAGCCGTGGCACTCTGCGCGTGCTCATCAGCAAGCCGAAGATTTGCGGCTTCGGCATGAACTGGCAACACTGCGCACGCATGGCGTTCGTCGGGCTGGATGACTCGTTCGAGAAGTTCTACCAAGCCGTGCGCCGATGCCATCGGTTTGGCCAGAAGCGCAGCGTGCAGGTGCATCTGTTCACTGCCGAGAACGAAGGCCAGATTCTGCTGAACCTCAAGCGCAAGGAAGAGCAGCACCACGAAATGAGCGCGAACATGATCGAGCACATGAAAGACATCATGAACCATGAGCTGTCTGGGCAGCAAAACATCGTGGACGAATACCGCGAGGACACTCACGAAGGCGACGGGTTTACCGTGCATCTGGGTGACTGCGTGAAGTGGACTCGGCGCATGGCAGACAACAGCATCGATTACTCGGTGTTCTCGCCCCCGTTCGCTGATCTGTTCGTCTACTCAAACAGCGACCACGACATGGGCAACTGCCGCGACGATGCGGAGTTCGTGGCCCAGCTTCGCTATCTGATCGGCGAGTTGTTCCGCATCATCAAGCCTGGGCGCAATGTCAGCTTCCACTGCATGAACCTGCCGACCACCAAGATGCGGCAAGGGTTCATCGGCCTGCGTGATTTTCGGGGCGACCTGATCCGCGCATTTCAGGATGCCGGCTTCATCTACCATTCAGAGGTGTGCATCTGGAAAGACCCCGTAGTGGCCATGCAGCGCACCAAGGCGCTGGGCCTGCTGCACAAGACCATCCGCGAAAATGCCAGCATGTCGCGCATGGGCCTGCCTGACTACGTGGTGACGATGCGCAAGCCTGGAGACGCCGAGCCGCGACGAGAACGACGAAAAGCATATGTGCCCGCTGCAACTGGACGTCATTGAGCGGTGCATCCATCTGTGGACGAATCGCGGAGACTTGATCTTCAGCCCGTTCACTGGCATTGGCTCTGAGGGCTACTGCGCAGTGAAGATGGGCCGTAGATTCGTCGGCACTGAACTGAAGCCGCAGTATTGGGAGTTGGCCGTCGAGAACATCATGGACGCCACACGCGAGCAGCGCGGGCTATTCGCAGCATGACCCGAGGCCGCGAAACCCTGCGCGAAGTCATGCTTCGCAACCAAGCCGCGATGGATCGCTACTCCGCCATCAGCGGCAAGCCTCGCGTGCTGCTGGATATACCGCCTGAGCCGGCCAAGCGCGAGCCGCGCAAAACGTCAGGCCAGCCCACTGAGGCGCAGATTCTCAAGGCCATCATGGCGCTGCTGAAGCGCCATCCGAGGGTGGCCAGTTGCTGGCGCGTCAATTCAGGCACGTTTCAGGAGCGCAACCGCGACGGATCGGTGCGGTACATCCGGGCGAACACGGCCAATGGCATGAGCGACATCATGGGCGTGCTGAAAGACGGGCGCACGCTGGCTATTGAGGTCAAGTCCGCCACCGGTCGCATGCGTCCAGGCCAGGAGGAGTTCCTCGCCACGATCCGCCAGGCGGGCGGCGTGGCCGGGGTTTGCCGGTCTGTTGAGGATGCGCAGGCGTTGCTGGCATGACCGTCGATGACGACTACCGCGCCAGCGCTTGCACTGGAAAAATCGCGTTCGCGTCGTTTCTTCAGGCCCAGCGCGTAGGCGAACGCGCCTCGCGCCGTGGCCGCAGCCGGCAGATTTACCACTGCCCGTTCTGCCACCAGTTTCACCTGGGCCGCAGGCCCATCACCAAGCGGCGCAACCGCATCACCATAGAGGACACATGAGCTACGACAACACGAACAGCGGACTCCTGGCCAAGAACGACAAGCAGGGCAACGATTCCAGGCCGGACTATCGGGGCTCGATTAACGTCGACGGCACGGAATACTGGCTCAGCGCCTGGATCAAGACCGGGCGCGACGGCACCAAGCTGGCGGGGCAGAAGTACATGAGCCTGTCGGTGCAACCGAAGGACGATTGGGGCACGCCTGCGCCTGCACCGGCCCCGGCACCGGCTGCCGCGCCGGCACCGGCCCGCATGAACCAGGACCAGCGCGATGCTA